GGGTTCGGCATTTGCGGCAGGTTGTTGGTAATTCATAGTAGATTATAATATAGCGATATTTTTTACATTTCATAATTCACGCCATGTCTGAAACGTAATTATGAAATAAGAGTGCATCTAGAACAACGAAAATCTGGATTGTTCCACGCTATTTTTTAACAAAGACAAGTCGATACCATATGCTGACCATTGGCTTGTTGTGCTTTGTCCGTTTCCGGACATATAGGTGTTCCACGCAGTTTGCGGGTCCATGGGGGATGTCCAGCGCTTAAATAATCCAATATAAATGTCCTGGTTTACGTATGCGGGTGTTCCGGCATATCCTAAATACACAGGGACGCTTTTATCGGGAGGATTTGCGGGAAGAACAATGGCGCCAGTTGCCGGATTTCCAAAACGTTGCGATGTTACTAATTTTCCATTCAAGTATCCGTCGAAAAATTGTCCGTCAAAACTCACAATAATATTCACCCATTTTTGTATGGGGAAATTGTCAGTAAGTTTTACAGACTGTATAGTTCCATCTTGCATGGACACTTTGCATTGTAACGTGGGTTGAGCCTTGTCTAAAGACAATACCAAATTTCCGTTTCTAGAAAAAAGAATTTTATCGCGTTGATTGTCCCAGGTGTTCACATATACCCAAATGCTATAGGCGTATCGCGCGCTAGTCGGACTATCCGAGATCGGAATAGCAGGTAGAGCACCTCCGTTCAAACTTGCGGTAGATTGAAGAGTGGACGCTGTGTTCGAGTAATAGCGATATAAAATAAATATCAAAAGCACGATCAAGATCAAAATAATAACAACGGCAACATTCATAATGGATTATACACTACCTATATATTTATCGGGGGATTTTTATTCATGAGCAAATTGTAAGAATTCGTGATTTCAAATTTGGATAATACATTCGGATAATATTTCACATTACATATTGCACCATCTAGTCCGCGATTCGACCCAGTCAAAAATTTATCATATACGGCATATGTGGGTAAATTGTCGTCGAATTCAAAGGTTCTCTCTAAACTTCCGTTTATAAATACATCGGCTCGTTGTGTTGAATAATTGAATACAATTTGATTCCATTTTTGTTTGGGAAGAGTGATCTCGAGAGAGGGTTTCTGGGTCGTGGAATTTGTAAAATAAATGTTTACTTTATCTTTTTGTTCCGGGTCATCCACATGGTTCACATAGGTGAGTTTTGGCTTCCCATTTCCGTAATCAAAAATGGTGGTTTCTTTTCCATAGGCTTGGAAACTTTTGGACTGGCTATCTAAATACACCCACATGGAGAGTGCATAATTTGTGGAGAACACCGGGCGTCCTGGCACCGACGAGTCAATGGGTTGTTTTTTGACCCGAAGTGCATTCCCAATTTCCGTTTCGGAATCTAAAAACACGGCATTTTCCAATAATTGGGTGCCATTACTATTCACAATGGTTTTTATCAAAGAGGGTAAATAGACATATAATAATATCAGGACAATTTCAAATAAAAACAGATAATAAATTAAGAGGGGTGTCGAGCGAAATTCATTGGACAAATATCGGAACAAATCAATACACAAACAGGGTATGTAAAACAAAAGAGATACAATAAACCCGGGGGTTCCAGTAAGAGATTTAATTTGTCGAGAAAACATCAAAAATACAGCGGCCAATCCAATGATGATCGATAGCGAAAGAACAATGTTCATGACAATAGAAACACTACTCGCGGACGACATGGATGCGGGTATGGAGGATAATGATACATACATCACGCCGATTAAAAACAATCCCACAAACACGCCTGTCAAAAGAGAGGAATAATTATTCCCCTCGAAACTTTTTCCGACGAACAGGTAAAACAAGATATAAAGGGGAAGTCCGATCGAAAAAATATATAACATGGTTTTCCAATTTGACATATTGTCGAATTCAGAAAAGAGTTGATATAAAGAATACGCAGGAAGTCCCACCAAACACGCTGTTCCTAGACCCGCAAATAGACGGGGGTGAGTAGTTACATAATTACTTATATTTTGATAAATAGGTAGAATGATTTCACGAATTATATTTGACATGGTAGATATAATACATGGGCATTTTTTTTCGAGTCCGTCTACAAGTTCTCCATCGCGGTCTTTTTTCCATGACATTCACGACACAATGCAACTAAATTATCGATATGGTTACTACCTCCGTGCTCCAGTCTTATTTTATGATCGACTTCGAACCATGCGGAAAGTTGTTGTTGGCAATCCCCACAACACCAATTTTGCCGTGATGCCACAAATTTCTTTTTTGTTTCACTTACGGAACGTTTTGTCGTTTTTTTCCCAGAATGTAACATGCGTGTTTCACCAACGCGCTCCGTTGCATCTGGCATAGAAACAACTGGGTAATTGTAATTTCCACCATCTATGCTTTGGTATTGACTGTCAAAAAAGTTTTGCTTCGATGTGAAATCTAAAATAGGTGATAAAAAGGTTGACGTATCGCGATCTACCGGCAAATATTTGATATAGTCATTGGATGTGGTTATGATTTCTTTCGCGCGCAAAGGGTTTTTTTTAATAAGTGTATATAACATTAGCGCACCGAAAACGACACCCGCCATTTGGTAATATTTTTTCCAAGACATCATCAATTTTATATATTTTCCTTCTGTATAGATATTTGCAACAATAAATCCGGTAATCAATAGTAGAATAAGTTCGAAGCGCATTCCACTCCCTTTTTATTATAAATCGTTGTTATATTCCGTGGAGAATTTTTTCATGTCTAGATTGTTCATTCGTAATAGACCAAAATGAATAAAAATAACAAAGATATAAGCACCATATAGAGAACCCGTTTTCGTAACCGTAATGTCTCATGTAAATAAATGGGTTTTGGTTTATACTCACTTCTATATTTATCTAAAGCCATTGGCAAAGAGAGTTCTTCTTTTCCAAGATAGGCGTTGAATTTGTTATGTATAAAATGAACCCACCGCACAAAAGAATCTCGATTGTCCAAGTAGGGGGTGACGGGATATTTATCCAAAAATTCACTAAATTTGTCGCCCATGCTGCTCTCGGGTATAAAAATAGGCATGTTTTGTAGTAGGTCATAATATTTACGTTTCGTAACCGAATTTGGTGTCATAGGATAGGATTCAGCAATCGTGTGTAAGAAAAACCAATAATGCGGACCCCACACAGAAGAATCGAATTTCATATTGTAAAATAATTATATAGAGCAATGCGATTATATCTAGTTAGAAATGAACGATACATATTGCAATAATTGTGGAAAGCAAGGACACTTATATCATCAATGTAAAATACCGATTACAAGTATAGGAATTATCGTATTTCGAATACATGAAAATGAATTACAATACTTAATGATACGACGAAAAGACACGCTTGGGTATATTGATTTTATGCGAGGAAAATATTCGATTTATAACAAAGAATATGTTATGAACATGTTGAAACAGATGACGGATGAAGAGAAGGAACGGTTGATCACGGAGGATTTTGATACCTTATGGAATGGGATTTGGGGGAATGAAAACATATCGAATCAATATAAATCGGAAGAAGCCATATCCAGAGAAAAGTTCAACGCATTGCGGTCGGGTATTTTGGTAAAATATCATTTTTATACATTGGCAACCATGGTAGAAGACAGTAAAGCATTTCCTTGTTGGCAAGAACCAGAATGGGGGTTTCCGAAGGGTCGCCGTAATTATCAAGAAAAAGACTATGAATGTGCGCTTCGTGAGTTTTCCGAGGAAACTGGGTTTCAGATTAAGCATTTAAAACATGTTCAAAATCTTTTTCCGTTTGAAGAAATATTTACCGGTTCGAATTATAAATCTTATAAACATAAATATTATTTGACATACATGAAGAGCAAACACACATTCGAGATGGAAAACTTTGAACCCTCCGAAGTCAGTAAGATGGAGTGGAAAAATTATGATGAATCTATGTCATGCATTCGACCTTATAATATAGAAAAAAAGAGGATGATTACTAATATAAATAACATGTTAAAAACATATCGGTTGTTGTCATTTTGACGCGCTACGTGCATTTAGTAAAGTTGTATACACGGGTTCAATATATGGGTAAAAAATATCCATATATTGTAAGATATGCCCCCTAAAAAAACGAAAAAGAATAGCAAAG